GACTCTGTCTTTGATTTCAAAGCCAAGCTCACTTCTGTCACTGATGGTGCCCTGCTCGGTTTCGCTACCGATGCAACCATCCAAGTGATGAAAGCTGAATTGCTGATCAAGGACCAAACAAGTTATGATGACCAAGCTAGTCAGTTGGATTACAGTTCTGGCTGGAACCATGAAACCAATTCAACTTATGGCTTACCCTATTCAAAACTCTTCTATGCGTGGAACAATAGTTTTAGATCCATTTTTAGGTTCTGGTTCTACTTTAATAGCTGCAGATCAGACTGGACGTATTTGTTATGGAATCGAGCTGGATGAAAAGTTTGTGGATGTCATTGTTAAACGCTATATAGAAGTTACAGGCGATACTGAAGTAACCGTACAACGTAATCATGAGGTTTTAACTTATAACCAAGTGTTAAAGGAGTTGGAGGAACAAGTATGACACTAACGTTTCTAGATTTCTTTTCCGGAGTTGGTGGCTTTCGACATGGGCTAGAATTAGCAGGAATGAAGTGTATAGGATTTTGTGAAAAAGATAAGTTTGCACGCAAGTCTTATGAAGCAATGTATGATACGAAAGGAGAATGGTTTCATGACGATATCACAACAATCGATCCAACACGATTACCAAAAGCAGATCTCTGGTGTGCGGGAAGCCCTTGTCAAAATGTGTCTATCGCAGGGAAACGAGCCGGCCTATACGGTGAGCGAAGTGGACTCTTTTTTACATTTGTTGAACTCATCAAAAGCCAAAAAGAAGAAGATAAACCCGAATGGGTTCTCCTTGAAAATGTTAAAGGACTTTTATCAAGTGGTGGGGGACGAGATTATCTCGACTATCTCTCTATCTTGGATGAATCAGGGTACGACCTTGAATGGCAAGTGTTCAACTCAAAAGATTACGGAGTACCACAAAATAGAGAACGCATCTATACTATCGGACATCTTAGAAGAGAAGGTCGACGACAAGTACTACCTATCAGCAGAGAAAGCAGTAGCCATCTTAAGCAACTTGTAGGCGGTATGCAAAGCTACCGTGTCTATGACCCCAGTGGTATTGCAACAACACTTGTTGGAGAGGGTGGGGGACTAGGAGCTAAGACAGGTCTTTATCTGATTGACCAATCACTAACTGAACCAAAGTTAACTGAAGAAGCAAGATGTTTAACTGCTCGTTATACTGCTGGTGCGACAAAGCGAACAGCAATGAACTCTGGAGTGCTTGAGGTCCAACCAATTTTGACACAAGGTATCAAGGTTAGGAACGGAACAAAGCAAGGTTATCAATTGGCGGTGGTTGGTGACTCGGTTGATCTTTCTTATCCAAGTTCATTAACGAGAAGGGCAAGAGTAGGGAGAGGAATAGCTCACAACCTTTCATGTAGCTGCCAGATGGGCGCAGTTGTTTGGAATGGTCGTGTTGTAAAAATTAGAAGACTTACTCCAAAAGAGTGTTTTAGACTTCAAGGTTTCAGTGATGACTTATTTGAAAAGGCAAAAGCTGTAAATTCAGATGCACAACTTTATAAACAAGCAGGAAACGGAGTCACAGTACCAGTTGTTTATGCTATTGGTTGTGCCATATTATCTTCAAAATATTATCAGAAATAACTGGATAAAAATGAACTTTAGAGTTAATATGTACTAAACAAAAGAGAAGAGGTTGTATTATGGATGACTTAAAAGTGAAGACTTTGAAATCATTGTATCCCAATGGAACTCGAGTAAAATTACTCGAAATGGAGGATTCATTTGCGCCACCTATAGGTACTCTCGGTACGGTAATTGGTGTTGATGATATTGGTTCAATTTTAGTAAGTTGGGATAATGGACAAAGTTTAAATGTACTTTACGGAATTGATAAAATAATAAAATTGGGATAGTTATGTGGGAAATGATAACTAGAGAGTGCAATGGTCGGCACTATCATATTGAGTTTCTTAGAGAATTTAGTACCTATGACCGACATATTGATGGCGCTTGGATAGCAATCCTAAAAATTAAACGAAATAAAGAAATAGTTTTTCATTATGAATATGGTAAAATTACTGACCGAATGGATGATTTGGATAAAATTATCTATCAAGAAATAGTGGATACATACAATAAATTATAAATTGGAACTCGATGTGAGTTCTTTTTATTTTAGGAGGTGAATTAGTGGCAATTAGAGGACGTAAACCGAAACCTACAAATTTAAAAGTTCTAGAAGGTAATCCTGGTAAACGGCCTCTCCCAACGAATGAAGTAAAACCTCAAAAGAAGGCTCCACGTTGCCCCCAGTGGCTTGAAGAAGATGCTAAGAGGGAATGGAAGCGGATGGGAAAAATATTGGAACAAATGGGATTACTGACGGAAATGGATATGACCGCATTTGCAGGTTATTGTCAAGCTTACGCACGTTGGAAAGAAGCAGAGGAGTTTTTATCAAAACATGGTTCTATCTTAAAGACACCAAATGGGTATTTACAGCAAGTTCCACAAGTTTCAATTAGTCAAACTAATTTAAAAATCATGCTGAAGTTTTGTGAACAATTTGGTCTAACCCCATCCGCTAGGAATCGTTTAGCTACTATGGATTCAGAGGTTGGTAATGGTGACGAAATGGAAGATTTGTTGGGAGGTTTACTATGACTTTTCATTATGAACCAACTCCTTTTATGCTAGCTTCATCACATTATGATAAAAGTAAGGCTGATAGAGCAGTGACTTTTATTCAAAACCTTTGTCATACTAAAGGAAAATGGGCAGGTCAGAAGTTCATACTTTTACCTTGGCAGGAACAGATAGTACGAGATATATTTGGGATTGTTAAAGAAGATGGGAATAGACAATTTCTAACTGCTTATATTGAAATTCCCAAAAAGAATGGGAAGAGTGAACTAGCAGCAGCAATCGCTCTTTATCTCCTTTATGCAGATAATGAAGCTAGTGCAGAAGTTTATGGTGCTGCATGTGACCGAAATCAAGCCTCTATTGTATTTGATGTAGCAAAACAAATGGTACTAATGAGTCGACCTTTAGAGAAACGTTCAAAAATAATGGGTGCTACGAAACGAATTGTTAACTACTCTAATGCAGGTTTCTATCAAGTTTTGTCCGCTGAAACTGGTACAAAACATGGTCTCAACGTTTCAGGACTCGTGTTTGACGAAATACATGCGCAACCCAATCGCCACCTTTATGATGTCTTAACTAAAGGTTCAGGAGATGCACGAGAACAACCCTTATTTTTCATCATTACTACTGCAGGAACAGATAAGAATTCAATTTGTTACGAGTTACACACAAAAGCACTTGATATTTTAAAGGGCAGAAAGAATGATACATCTTTTTATCCTGTCGTTTATGGTTTATCTGATGAAGAGGACTGGAATGACGAAAGTAATTGGTTAAAAGCAAATCCGTCATTAGGTCATACCATTGGTTTAGACCGCGTCAGAGAAGCCTATAAACAAGCACTCGATAATCCTGCTGAAGAAAATGTATTCAAGCAACTACGGCTAAATATGTGGACAAATTCTACAGTTGCTTGGATTCCAGAACATGTATACAACAAAGGGGATGCACCAATCAATTTTGAAAGTTTGAAAGGTCGTGAGTGTTATGCTGGACTAGACTTGTCAAGTACATCCGATATCACAGCCTTTGTTTTAGTTTTTCCACCTAGGAATGAACTAGAAAATTACATCATTCTACCCTATTTCTGGTTGCCAAAAGATACTCTTGAACTTCGTTGTCGTAGGGATCATGTTTTGTATGATGTATGGGAACGGCAAGGTTATTTAAAGACGACAGAGGGTAATGTTGTTCATTATGGCTTTATAGAGAAGTTCATTGAGGAATTATCAAAGCTATACAATATAAAAGAAATCGCCTATGATAGATGGAATGCAACGCAAATGGTGCAGAATCTAGAAGATATGGGACTGACGATGATTCCTTTTGGTCAGGGGTACAAGGATATGAGTCCACCGTCAAAGGAATTATTCAAACTTATGATGGAAGGTCGTATACAACACGGAGGACAACCTGTTTTAAAATGGATGTCGCAAAACGTAGTTATGCGCCAAGACCCTGCAGGCAATATCAAACCAGATAAAGAGAAATCAATTGAAAAAATTGATGGAATTGTTGCTCTTATAATGGGGATTGATAGATGTATTCGACACCAAAATAATGAAAGTAGTATTTATGATGAGCGAGGGATATTGAGCTTTTAGTTGAATTTTAAATATAAAGATGATACAATGTATTTACAAATCATCTTTACAAAGAGGTATTAATCATGGCAAGTACTCAACCTGTTAATTTTAGAGCAGATTCGACTTTTTACCAACAAACGAAAGAAATCTTAGCTGATGAAAAGTTAACCCTGTCAGATATTTTTAATGCTGCACTTCGTAAAATTGCGACAGGTGCAGTTGATCCTAAAGAATTCGTATTTAGTGATTCACAAGAGACTCAATATCAGGTTGCTTTTGAGGACTTGAAAAAGGAAATCTTGATGGGACATCAAGAAATTGAGCAAGGTAAACTAACGTCTTTGGCAGATGTAAGAAAGGAATTTGGACTTGAGTAATCATAAACGTTACCATGTTTCTCTTACGGATCAAGCCAAGAAAGACTTGAGGGAAATACATGATTATATTGTACTGAATTTTTACAGCCAACAATCTGCCGATGGTAAACTAGACCTTATTTTAACGGCACTAGAAACTTTAGAAACCTTTCCAGAAGCATGCCCTTTGGTGTCGAGTCGAGGTTACGGTGAATTAACAGATGACGGTAAACGTTACCGATATATGCCAATTGAAAATTACTTAGCTTTTTATTATATCGACAAATATGAGGTTTATGTCTCCAGAATTTTAAATTCCAAGCAGAATTGGGCTAAGTTATTCAATAAATAAATTCAATTATAATTCATAGAGCATCTCATAAATGAGGTGCTTTTATTGTACTCAAAAATGGAGGATTAGATGGGATTCTTAGATTTCTTTGGAAGAAAAAGATCACGAGATAAACCGCATAATAGTTATGAAGGTCAGGATTTTTCCTATCTCTTTGGACGAACTAGCAGCGGGGAGAATGTGGATGAGTTTAAGGCCATGCAGACTACAGCTGTTTATGCTTGTGTGCGAATATTAGCTGAGGCTGTCGCCTCTCTACCCATTCATATTTACGAAAGAACACCTAATGGAAGAGAGAAAAAATTTGAACACCCTCTATATTTTTTACTTCATGATGAACCAAATCCAGAAATGTCTTCTTTTGTCTTTCGTGAAACTTTGATGACTCATCTTTTGATATGGGGAAATGCATATATTCAAATCATAAGGGATAAGAGTGGTCAGGTTATCAGTTTGTATCCCTTATTACCAGATAAAATGTCAGTACACCGTGATGAAAATGGGAAACTTTACTACAAATATCAACGTCAGACCGAAGAAAATCCAAATTTCAAGGATAAAGGAAGTGTTATTTTAAAACAAGAAGATGTCCTTCACATTCCAGGACTTGGTTTTGATGGATTGATTGGCTATTCTCCCATCGCATTAGCAAAGAACGCAATTGGAATGACCCTTGCTACAGAGAATTACGGAGCATCATTCTTTAAAAATGGTGCAAATCCTGGTGGTGTATTGGAACATCCAGGGATTTTGAAGGATCCAAAAAGAGTACGTGATTCTTGGAATGCGGTTTATAACGGTGTCACAAATGCACATAAAGTTGCAGTACTAGAAGAAGGGATGAAGTACACTCAAATAGGCATTCCTCCAGAAGAAGCGCAATTCTTACAGACTCGGAAGTTTCAAATCAATGAGATTGCACGTTTGTATAGGATACCACCACATATGATTGGTGATTTAGAAAAATCTTCATTTTCAAATATCGAGCAACAATCACTAGAGTTTGTTAAATACACATTAGACCCTTGGGTAGTTCGTTTAGAACAGGCCTTCAAGAGGTCTCTTTTTTTGCCTGAAGAAAAGAAGAAGTACTTTGTTAAGTTCAATGTAGATGGTTTATTACGTGGAGATTATCAAAGTCGTATGAGTGGGTATGCTATTGCAAGACAGAATGGCTGGCTATCTACAAATGATATTCGAGAACTTGAAGATTTAAATCTTTTAACAGATGAAGAAGGAGGAAACCTTTATTTGATTAACGGAAATATGACTAAATTAAAAGATGCTGGTGGTTTTATGACAAAACAGGCAATTGAACAACCTCAAGAAAAACCAAAGGAGGAAGAAGATGCGTAAATTTTGGAGTTTTTCAGACGAAGGGAATATTCGCACTCTTCGTATTGAAGGACAGATTGCTGATGAAACATGGTTTGGAGATGAAGTTACTCCACAACTCTTTAAAAATGATTTAAATGCAGGAAAAGGTGATATCACCCTCTGGATTAATAGTCCAGGGGGTGATGTTTTTGCTGCAGCACAAATCTATAACATGCTGATGGATTACAAGGGAAATGTGCATGTCATAATTGATGGTCTTGCCGCTAGTGCTGCCAGTGTCATTGCCATGGCTGGAACAACAGTATCCATGAGTCCTGTTGCAATGATGATGATTCACAATCCATGGACAATTGCACAAGGTGAAGCAAAGGATATGGAAAAGGTCATTGAAATGCTGGGGGAAATCAAAGAGTCTATTATGAATGCCTATGAGTTAAGAACAGGATTATCTAGGACAAAAATCTCACATTTAATGGATTCTGAATCATGGTTTAATGCGAGAAAAGCAGTTGAACTTGGCTTTGCGGACAAGATTTTATTCAGTAAAGATGAACCTAAAGAAGAACTAGAACTAAGCAGTTATTCATTTAGTAGAGCCACTGCGGATCATAACCTTGTTGTTAAACTTCAAGCCAAAATAGATAGCTACAAACCTTTATCAACGACTCCTCTCAATCAGTTAAGAAAACGATTAGATTTATTGAAATAATGAAAGGAAAACTAACCTATGTCTAAATTACTTGAATTAAAAGAAAAACGAAATCAAGCTTGGGAACAAGCAAAAACTTTCCTAGACTCAGTGCGAACTGAAGATGGTTTAGTCTCAGAAGAAGATTCTCAACGCTATGATGAAATGGAAAGTAAAATCAATCGCTATAATCAAGAAATTGCTCGCTTAGAACGACAAGAAAAGATTGATTTAGAACTTGCTCAACCAACTTCTCAGGCTTTGACAAGACAGCCTACCACTGTCTTAAAAGATAGTGAGGTAGAAGATGAGAAGAAGGGAACTAAGTCTGATGTCTACTCCAAAACCTTTTGGACGAATGTCCGTAAGCGTAACTTCTTTGATGTTAAGGATGTTCTTCGTGTTGGAGAAGATACAGAGGGTGGCCATTTAGTACCTGATGAGTATGAGAAAAAACTAGTTCAAGGTCTTCAAGAAGAGAATTTCTTCCGAAGTCTAGCAACTGTCATTAAAACATCAAGTGGAGAGCGGAAGATTCCAGTTGTTACAGGGCACGGAACTGCGTCGTGGATGGATGAAAATGGACTTTATCTTGAAACTGATGAGACATTTGGTCAAGTAACACTCGATTCGCATAAGATTGGGACAGCTATTCGAATCTCAGAAGAATTGTTAAATGACTCAGTATTTGATTTAGAATCCTATATGACTAGTGAGTTTGCACGACGTATTGGTACAGAAGAAGAGAAATCATTCCTTATTGGAGATGGCTCAAAGAAACCAACAGGAATCTTTACGCAAGCAAATGTTACAGGTCCTACAACGACGACTAAAGACATTACGTTTGATGACATGATTGAATTGTATCATACTCTTCCTGCTCCGTATCGTAAAAATGCAGTATGGATTCTTCATGATACAACTGTTAAAGCAATCCGTAAACTGAAAGACAATAACGGAAATTATATTTGGCAACCGTCTACACAAGCTGGACAACCAGATTTAATTCTTAACCGTCCATACTATACATCTACCTTTGCACCCCTACCTGAACAGGGGAATAAAGCCATTGCATTTGGTGATTTCTCTTATTACTGGATTGCAGATCGCCAAGGACGTACTTTTAAACGTCTCAATGAACTTTATGCTAATAATGGTCAAATTGGTTTTCTTGCATCTCAACGTGTTGATGGGAAATTAGTATTACCAGAAGCAGTGAAAATTTTAACTGTGAAAGCAAAATAATCATGATAAGTCTAGAAGAAGCAAAACTTTACCTTAAGGTAGAAAACACAGATGAAGATGACTTGATTAGGCAATTGATTGATACGAGTAAAAAACTCTGTGAAGAAACATTAAGGCAGAATACTTACAGTGAGGTTCTAAGAATGGCAATCCTGTATGGGGTTGCCTATCTTTATGAACACCGTGAAACAGCTAATTATAAAGAGTTAAAACAAATGTTATATCACCTACTATTAGCTGATAGGAAGGATATCTTTTGATGAAAATTGCTCCGTTACGTGACCGCCTTATATTTGAAGTGCGTAAAATTGTGGTTGATGAAATTGGAAATGAATCTTCAGTTTGGAACACAGTTTTCCAAAGATGGTGTTCTAGTCGGCCATTGACTTTAACAGAAAATGAGGGGAGCGTGTCTAAACTCCTTTATAACAAAATTCAATTTACACTAAGGTACGACAAAGCGTTACTAAATCTAAGTTCATTAAAAACTAGGATAAAGTACAGAGACGCCTACTTTACGGTAGATTCAATTGATGGTGATAGCGTTCCTAGGCAATTGATTTATATTGTAGCAACTAAGGAGAATGACTATGAACAGGATAGGAATGGATGAGTTGGAAAAAGTAATTGATCAAGAGTTGAGTGATTACATTAAAGAGACGACATCTGCAATGCGAGAGGTAGTAGAAGAAGTAACAGACAGTGCTGTAGATACTTTAAAGATCTCTTCTCCACGAAAAACTGGTAAGTATGCACGAGGTTGGAAAAGCAAGTCAACAAGTGACAGTCCTACAGGCTTAACAAAAACCATTCATAACCGAACACCAGGCTTAACTCATCTCCTAGAAAATGGTCACGCTAAACAAAATGGTGGTCGAGTAGAAGGGCAAAAACATATTGAAATCGTTGAAAAAAGTGCTGTTAAGTCACTTGAAGATAAGTTGAGACAAAGATTGTGAGGAGTTTATGACATTAAAAGAGTTCTATAACATTTTAATAAAATCAAAGTTGCCAGTAGCTTATCATCATTTTGAAGAAGGAAGAAGTCCAGCACCACCATTTATTGTATATCTTGTTAAGGACTCAGAAAACGCTGGAGCTGATAATTGGACCTATCATAAGACTCTTAAGCTTCAAGTGGAACTCTATACCTTAAAGAAGGACTTAGAAATCGAAACGAAGATGGATGACTTATTTGATAGTCATTCAATTTTTTTTGACAAAGTAGAAACTTATATCTCAACAGAAAAACAGTATCAAATTACATATTACATTTCATTAAACGGAGGATAGTTATGACTGAAAAAAATAAAGTTACCTTTGGATTACAAGATGTTCATTGGGCAGAAGTTACAACTGAAGCTTCAAATGGCGCATTGACTTATGGAACGGTTGAACGATTACGAGGTGCAGCAGAACTAACCTTAGAACCGACTGGTGACAAAGGTTCATACAAGGCAGATAATATCAACTTTTATACTTCGGAATCAAATGATGGTTATGAGGGAACATTGAAGCTCGCCTTATTAACCCAAGAATTTTTAACTCGTGTCTTAGGAGAAAAATTAGATCCAACAACTAAAACAATTTCTGAAATCGCAAATGCTGAAAAGAAGAATTTCGCTCTGATGTTTCGTTTTGAAGGAGATAAGAAAGAAACACTTCATGTTTTGTATTACTGTTACGCATCACGTCCGTCAATGGGATCAAAAACAAAATCTGGTTCAGATATTAATGAGGTTGAGCTAAACTTTACTGCAAGTCCTCGTCCACTTGATAAGGTGGTTCGTCGCAAAACGACAGAAGAAACAAGTGATGAGATTCGTCAGAATTGGTTCAAGGAAGTCTTTGAACCTCGTGAATAAAGGAGTTACAGATGAGAGATAGTATTACAATTTCAGGAAAGACCTATGAATTGGCTACTAATGCGTATACACCCATTGCCTATAAAGAACAGTTTGGTAAAGATTATTTTCAAGACTTGTTTTCAATGGTGAGTTCGCAGTCAATTCTTGATAAGATTGAGCACCTAAATGAGGAAGAAAATCTTAAGGCTGGTGATATTGATTTATCCATCCTGACTAATTTTGATATGACTTTTTTTCACAGAATTTTTTGGGTGTTTGCGAAATCTGCTAATCCAAAAATTAAACCATTCAAAGAATTCTTTATGGAGATGGAGGAGTTTCCGGTTCAAGAAGTAGCAACTATCTTAATGAACATGCTTAACCAAGGAATGAATACAAGAAAAAAGCAGATCAAACAGAAACAGCAAGTGAAGAAATCTTTACGGTAGAAAGCTATCTATTTTGTTGTAAGGAAACTGGTTTATCCATAGATGACTTAAAACATATTTCAATTGGGATGGCTCTTGATTATCAAACTGACTATGTAAACTTGAGAATAAATGAATCAAGTCAATCTAGAAAAGCGAATCAAAGTGATTTTGATAATTTTTAATAGAAAGGAGAGGTGACCATGGCTGGAAATATAAAAGGCATCACAATAGAAATTGGTGGTGACACACAACCCTTACAAAATGCCTTAAAAGGGGTAAATAAACAAGCCGCTGAATCAACTAAAGAATTGAAACAAATTGATAAGGCTCTTAAGTTTGATACAGGAAATGTCACGCTCCTTACTCAAAAACAAGAAGTGCTTGCTAAACAAGTTGAAACTACTAAAGAAAAGTTAGCTACCTTAAGGCAGGCACAAGCACAAGTTGAATCACAATTTAAGTCAGGTAATATTGGGGCGGAACAATATCGAGCCTTTCAAAGGGAAGTAGAAACTACTCAGACAGTACTCAAAAGTTATGAAAGCAAACTAGAGGGTGTTAATCAAGCTTTATCAGAAAATGGAAATCGAGCAGGTACTACAAAAAGTCAATGGGATAGTCTGAAACAGGAACAAGCTCGTCTAGTTTCTGAGAGTGAAAAATTAACAAGTCAATTTAAATTACAAGAAAGTGAACTTTCTTCAAGTGCTAGTGAATCTGAAAAGCTAGCTTTAGCTCAAAGAAAAGTAAATGAAAGTTCCTCCTTACTAGAAAAACAGATTCAGAATTTAGAGAAACAACTAGAACTAACAAAATCCCAGTATGGCGAAAATTCGATTGAAGCCAATAAACTGGAACAGACTCTAAATGATACCAAGACGGCTTATAATCATCTTCAAAATGAGATGGAAGAGATGGGCGCTAGTTCAACAAGTGCAAAAGATAATCTATCAGAAATCAATCATCTCTTAAAAGCAGATATCCTAATGGAATTCAGTGACCGTTTAGCAGAATTATCACAAAAACTGATTGATTTTGGAAAACAGTCTCTTGAAGCTTTTAACGAAGTTGATGAAGGGATGGATATCATTGTTACCAAAACTGGTGCTTCTGGCCAAGCTTTAGAAGAAATGACAACTATCGCAAAGAACCTTGCTACAGAAATCCCTACAGACTTTAACACTGCTGGAAGTGCAGTCGGAGAGTTGAACACTCAGTTTGGTTTAACTGGTGATAGTTTAAAATCAGCTTCAAGTTACCTCATTCAATTCGCATCCATAAACGGAAGTGATGTTACCTCATCAGCTATTTCAGCTAAGAAAGCTATAGAAGCATATGGCTTACAGGCAACGGATTTGTCTGGTGTTCTTGATACTGTCACCTTTACCAGTCAAGCTACTGGGGTGGGAGTCCAAGATTTGATGGATAAGGTTATCTCTGGAGCACCACAAATTAAGGCATTAGGACTTTCATTTGATGAGGGTGTGGCTTTAATGGGGAAATTTGAAAAGGCTGGTGTGGATTCATCAGCCTCTTTATCATCCTTATCAAAAGCATCTGTGAAGTATGCGGCATCAGGAAAGACTTTGCAGCAAGGTTTATCTGAAACCATCGAAAAAATTAAAAATTCAACTAGCGAAACTGAAAAGTTAACCCTCGCTTCAGATATATTTGGAACTAAGGGTGCTCCACGAATGGTGGATGCTATTAATCGTGGTGCTTTATCTTTTGATGACTTAGCTGAAACAGCAAAGAAAGCATCAGGAACAGTCGGCTCAACTTATGAAGCGACACTAGATCCAATTGATAAATTTACAACTGCTCAAAATGAAGCGAAGTTAGCATTGGCTGAAGTTGGGGATGCTATTGCTGTCACTTTTGCACCGATACTAGAGATTTTAGCTGATTTGTTACGTTCAGTTGCAGAGTGGTTCTCTAGTTTATCAACGCCAGTAAAACAATTTATCATTATTGTAGGTAGCCTGATTACTGGATTAGGATTATTACTCCCTATATTTTTAGCACTTCAGGCAGCTGCCTTAGCAATGGGTGTCACAATTGGTGGCTTAATAGCAAGTGTAGCACCTGTTATTGCTATAGTATTAGGAATTGTAGCTGCTCTAGCTTTGTTAATTGTTGGTATAAAAGAACTTTGGGAACATAACGAGGGATTTAGAACAGCAGTAATGGATATTTGGAATGCTATATATTCTTTTATATCTACTATCATTCAAGAAATATCAGACTTTATTTTAAGCATTTGGGGGACTCTAACTTCATGGTGGACTGAGAATCAAGATTTAATTCTTGCTGCTGCAACCACAGTTTGGAATGCAATCTCAACAGTCATAACTACCGTTATGTCAATTCTAGAACCCTATATTCAGGCAGCATGGGAAAACATAAAACTAATCATCAGCACATCTTGGGAAATCATAAAACAAGTAGTTGAAACGGCAATCAATCTTGTCTTAGGCATTATTAAAGCAGTAATGCAAATTATTACAGGAGATTGGTCTGGTGCATGGGAAACAATAAAGGCAGTTATTTCAACAGTATGGGAATCCATCAAGTCAATTGTAAGCTTAGTTCTAAGTGCTATTAGTCAACTTATATCAAACACTTGGAATGGGATTAAGAACACAATTAGTAATCTCTTATCAGCAATTAGTAACGTTGTCAGTACAATTTGGAATAGTATCAGTTCAACTATTTCTGGTATTTTAAATGGAATTTCTAGTACAGTGTCCAATGTTTGGAATGGAGTAAAAAATACAATTTCAAATGCAATTAACACTGCCAAAAATGCAGTTTCAACTGCTATAACTGCTATCAAAAATCTCTTTAATTTCAGATTTCAGTGGCCACACATTCCTTTACCTCATTTTAGTGTGTCAGGATCTGCAAACCCTCTGGATTGGTTAAAGGGACAAATTCCTAGAATCGGAATTGAGTGGTATGCAAAAGGGGGAATTCTAACCAAACCAACTGCCTTCGGAACAATAGGGAATTCCCTAATGGTAGGAGGAGAAGCAGGAAACGAAGCGGTACTCCCTTTAAATGAATCTACTCTTGGGGCAATCGGAAGAGGTATTGCAAGAACGATGGATTTAAGAATGCCAGACATCAACATTTCGATAACTGGAAATATTATCCGAGAACAGGCAGATATTGAAAAAATAGCAAATGAAGTAGTAAGTCGAATCGCAGAAGAATTAGCACGTCAAAAACAATTGAGAGGAGCCACTATATGATTAAAAGAAACGAGTTAGTCATAGATGGAATTGGAACTTCTAGTTTTCCTTTTAAGGTGATTGTCCACGAATCGCCTTCTGTTATTCTAGCGGAGAGTAAGACGAGTTTATTAGAACATAAAGGAATGAGTGGCGCTCTTTCGCAAACAAATCGGCACCGTGATTTAATTGAAAAACATGGAT